AGAGGCATAGAGCTCATGCTCAGGAGGGCAAAACAGAAGGAAGAGAAGGAACAGAGACCTTCTAAAGGTTTCACAATCACCAAATTATTTACCCTCCTTAAGAGAAAAGTCTACTTCAACTTAGAACTTAGGTGGGACAAGCAAGAAACTTAGTTCGGAGTTGAACAATGACTGAAACTTTATTCGTCTATCTATCAGCAACAGCGTCATTTATTTTCTTATGTGTGGGTGTGTTTGCTGGATGGACAGTGAATGAAAAGATGCACGAGTATCTCTATGTTAAAGAGACAGAGAACGAGAGACTCCATCCCGAAATGTACGACGAGGAAGGGCAATGGATCAACGAAGAACTCTTATCCGTCAGATTCGTAGATGAAGATTATGACGATGAATAAATACTAATTACGATACACCAATAGTCATGCAATTATTACTCAATGAAGTGTTGCAAAAGGTCAGCAATGCTAAGACCAAGGCACAAAAGATCAAACTCTTACAGCAATACAACACCCCAGCACTCAGGCAAATCCTGATTGCAAACTTTGATGAGAGTGTCATCTCGATGCTTCCTGATGGTGAAGTACCATACACACCAAATGATGCACCTGAAGAGACAGAGCATACTGTACTAAATCATGAGTATCGTAAACTCTATCTCTTCTTTAAGGGTGGAGCAAACGTCTCTCAGAACAGACGTGAATCTTTGTTTATTCAACTGCTAGAGGGTTTACATAAAGGCGAAGCTGAGGTATTGTGTCTCATGAAGGACAAACAAATCGGCAAACGCTGGAAGATCACCAGGCAGTGTGTCGAAGAAGCCTTCCCGCAAATTGAATGGGGCAATCGGTCTTGAAAATTAAAATTATTCATGAAAACTGTGATCCAGAACTGGCAATGGATGCCTCTCTTCCATACACTGCATACCTAATTGGGTATGAGAGTGGAACTGGCATCCAACATGACATCGCTGTTGCTTCCAAAAAGGTAGACATTTTTGACTACTATTGGGATAAATATCGTAGTGTCATTAGCATGGAACAATCTAATGGCAAAGTAAATCCAAAACTCTGGAACGATCCAAAAGCTAAAAAGAAATGAGCGCATCACAAACAGGAAACTGGGCAATCTTCTACAGGAAACTTGAAGAACCAAATATTTGGTACACAATGAAACTGTGGAGAAAGGATGGTGTCCTGGTATCTGCAAAAACATATGATGATGTGTACAAATTCACTCGCTTTAGAGAAGCGTTTGATTTCGCAAAGAATTTAATTACAGAAGAACCAACTCCAAAGTATGACGCACAGGTAAAGCGTGTGTGTAAGACTAGAGGAACAGGGTTCTACCTAGCAGGAAATTAAGAAATTGTAAACGGTATCGTATGTTACCGTTTGCACACAATATATAGTTATGGTATAATAACCATACGTTCATCTTATGCTCAGCACTCTGCTGGCATTGACCCTTGCCCATCATAATGACGGCAACCCTTATGGGTGGCACATGAGTTGTGAAAGGTTCCTCCAGAAACGAATTGAAATCCTCATGGATGACAATTTGGATCGTCGTTCTAAGTATAATCTAATAGGTTACTTTAGGTCGAAGGTGGAAGGTCAATGCGATAATCAGACGTTGACATAAGACGCAAGTAAGTCGTAGGAACGGAGCGTTCATCCCATGTTTGAGTTATTACTCTATTCCAATATTGCTTGTGTTGATGCTGTCGATATTATCGAGCGTATCAATGCACATGAGCATATGAAAGAGGCAATCAGGGCAGAACTTATTGAAGTAATTCAAGAAGCATCTCCTCATTGTCCATGGGACGCAGACGACTGAAGGAACGGGGCGTAAATCCCTAGTATTTCAGGAGTAAACTGATGAACACACTTACACTAATCAAAAAGCAGATCGAGAAGGCAGCTGCACTTCATGACGCACAGATTGCTATGACCACATATCGTGGTGTAAAGTATGAGTGCCAGGAAGGGGGAGAACAGGTTCATGGAACCTTCTGCTATCGTGGTCACACTTACAATAAGTGATATCATGTTAGCACTACAAGTAGTCGGACTAACGTCCTTGGCATCTGTTGCCTTTATCTGTATGATCTATGGGGAGCTTCTTCTATTGAAGAGGGTCTAATGGAACAGTATCGATATCATTACGATGATATGGATAAGGATAGTCGAGACCCAGCATGTTACATGCTCACATACCGAGGTTGTACCTACTGGTCGTGCTATCGTATTCACTTGAGAGATTGGTTAGAACAAAAATACTTTTGTCTACCAGCATTTAATAAGAAGGGTTCTTAACCCTTCTTTTTTTATGTTTACATATAATGTGTAGCAACGTATACAGAAAATAAGAGTTGTTGTATGTCATACTAATTCCGTCGAAATTTGCCGACTCTATACCTAGATAGTGGTAGAGTTATGCGAGGTGAAAAAATGAATCCTTACCCTCCCCTTACATCATGTGATACATGTACGGAGGTGACCAATGCACAATCTATTATCACGCTCACAATTAGATGAGTGGCGACACTTTGAAGATACGCTAGACTCTTTTGAACTAGAAAACCAAAAGCTAAATGATTACTACGAATGTTTGATTGAGTGCGATTCTTTAAATCAACACGAATGTAAAAAGATATGTAAGAAAATTCTTATGTGATAGATGAGGGGGGTTGCGACCCCTCTTTTTTATGCTATAATTTCACTGTGATTATCCAACCAACACATCATGTCAAACTTTGAATTCGGTCCTTACTCCAAGTTCAAACTAGCAAAACCAAAACCTAAGAACAATTACAAGTATCCATATATGGATATTCATGAGACAGGACAGGAGCATGGATTTTTTGTGTGGGGGTTGAAGCAGAAACCAAAGGTTCCATCCACTATTAAGAATGCTACCTACGAAGTTCGTGATGCAATTCATCCTGAAACCCAAGAAAAAGGATGGTACATTTACGTCACTCAGTTCCTTAAAGGAGAGAAAGAACGACGTAAGGAAGCACTGGGTATTAAAGAGTAAAATAAATTAGAGGGGTTGCGACCCCTCTTTTTTTATGTTATACTGACTTCATCTATAATTCTAAATAGATGGATAGAGAAAGACTTAAACTCATCGTCAAGAATCTTAAGTCGCTTGTTAATGCATTAGAATCTGAGGTATACTCAGACGTGGATGCTTATAAATCTGATGTAGGCAATCCTAACTTCGGTTTTTATCAAGGGAGAGATGACGATGACGGATATGCAGACTGATTGGCGCTACAGCGACGAACGAATGGACGTAAGAACACAAGGACTAAACATCCTGCTTAATAAATTTGGATCTGAGATGTGCTCAGACGGATCACCACGCTACAGCAATCAGAGCATCTACGAATGTGTTCACGACTGGGTATCCCAGGGTAACGTGAGGACAGACGGAATCGTTGCCTATTACAAAGCGTACTATGACCCGACTAAAAGACCAAATTAGACTAGCAAAGAAAGCACTCAAAGAAGCGCAGAAGAAACCTGGATTGTACTCAGAGTATGAGTTACAATACATGGCAATGCAGCTAGTCCAAGCAAAAATTCAATTAAAAACAAAACAATTACGCCGCAAGCAGGAGAAAGGATTTAGTAATGAACTCAGTGAAACTAGTAACAGTAACTCCAGACGCAGAAAAGACGATGGGTTACGTGGCACGAGTGAGCAATCCGAACAACCAGGAGAATCCTAAGGTTGCAGGTCTGCTAAAATATTGTATCAAGCACAACCATTGGTCTGTGTTTGAGCAGGCACACATGACCCTGGAGATTGAAACTACCAGGGGGATCGCAGCTCAAATTTTGAGGCACCGTTCGTTCACATATCAAGAGTTTTCCCAGCGGTATGCTGACAGTTCTATGTTGGCAGATCAGATCCCTCTGTTTGATCTTCGTCGTCAAGATGATAAGAACAGACAGAACTCTATTGATGATGTTGATCCTTTCACTAAGCAAGAACTTGAGATTGTTATCAAGCGTCACTTTGAGAGTAG